ATGAAAGGGATTGGGGCAACACATCAGACGCGCAACCGAGCACGACACTCGGGGCCAATCCGATCTCGGTCACTAACGGGTCGCCTACCGTCACGATCACGTGGCCCGGAGCATCGACCACTCTCGGGCCGATTGGCTCAGGAACCTACGAGGTCTGGGTTAATCTAACTGGCGTCACGGCGGTCGGTGGCATCACCCCAACCGGCTGGTTGCAGGTGCAGTCACGGCCGACTGCAAACACATTCACCGTGACCTGGACGAGCAACGCGACCAGCACTGCGACCGGCGGCGGATCGTCCGTTGTCGTCACGCCGTCGTTCTCCACCACGCACGATAAGCTCTACAGCGTCGCAACGTCGCCGGCTGATGGATACAGCGTGCAACGGATGAGCCTCTATGCAGCTAATCCGACCGTGTTCAAAACCTTAAACGGCCCGAGCTATCAGCAGAATTGGAGCGTCTACAATTCCGCCGTCACTGCGGATACATCGACGGCTTATACCAGCACGTTCCACGAAATCGACCTGGTGAATCGGGGACCCGATGAGGGCTACGGTCCCGATTTGTATCAGTCACCGCGTGCCAGCAAGGGGTTTTGGGCTGGCGCATACGCAAATGTATTTTCGTGGGTTCCCGGAGGAGGCACCGCGAAAAACTGGAACACCGTCTACTCAATCTACTCGCAGGGTGGTCTTGTCGGGAATTACACGGGATACAGCGTTCAGCCGCTCGCGTTAGCGTCATCGGCCAGTGATCCGTCCGGCCAAGGCGGCGTCGGCATCGACATCTTCGGCAACGCCATCTACCTGTTCGCCAACGGATTTACGACCAGTATCGGCACGGCAACGGTATCCGTCCACGCATGGGTCTACGGTATGCAGACGATGGTCAACGGCGACACCATCTACATCCCCAAGAGATATACGATTTCCGGCGTTACATTCGGGAACGCGTCCTACACCGTCTCGAACGTGAACCTATCGGCCGGCACGTTCGACATCACCGGCACCGGGTCCGCAGCGGCTTCCGTAAGTGGCGGCGGGACGGGGCAGTATATCCACTTTGAAAAGCACACGCCGCAGTCGCCGTTCCAGATTTGGGGCGGCTTTGAGCACGGTATCCGAACGAAATTCGCCAAGTTCAATAGCGGCTATCTGATCGACACTCAACCCGGCGCGGGTATCCGCTGGAATAACGGCGCCGCGTCGAGCACTATCACTGCTACTGGCAACGGTGCCGATGTAGACTTGATCCTAACGACGGCAGGAACGGGTCGGGTTAATTTCGGCACGCATACCGGGTCTGGTGATGCCGCGGTCTCAGGGTATATCGAAATCAAAGACGTTGGCGGAACTACGCGTAAACTCGCTGTGATAACGTAAGGAGAATATAGCCCATGCGAAAGATTGAGCTGAAAGAGGTAGACGCAGGACAGGCGGGCGGTATGCAACTGCCCTCGCTAAACTACGCCGCCGTCATCACGCAAATCCTGTCCGTCAAAGCTGATGGAATGCTGATCCCAGAGTTACATAAATGCCTCAACGTTCTTGCAGCTATTGAGAAAAGCACGGATACCGTAATGCTCGAAGAAGTGGAATGGCAGTATCTTGTTGAACGTATACAAGCGCACCGTTGGCCTATAGCAACGCCGGCTGTAATGGCAATGATCGAAGATATCTGCTCAGCAGCGTTAATTGATCCAAACGTATAAGGATTATTACTCATGGCAACAGTGCCTGATCTTGCATGGAATGGCTCCATTCCTTCACCAAATAACACAGCACCACAGCGTGTTGATCTGTCATTGACAGATTTAGTATTACACTATTCTACTAATGATCTAGTTCTGTTAGATAATGCTGCAATGAATTTATCATTGTCAGTTATTGACAATGGCAATGGATCACTAATTGCGTATACATCTAAGTACAACTTAGTTGTCTCGTATGGACAGAGTTTATCTATCAATGGCCGTTTGCCTCGACTATCCACTACTGCGGTTACCGATAACCTGTGCTTCGGCACACGTCCTGCTAACACTGTAGTCAGCAGCCCCCTCTTTACGCAGGCAGGTCCTGCCGCATTTGCTGCGCTGACGTCAGCATTTGGTGCTGAGGTACCAGTTATCTCACTGGCTGATCGTCTCCGTAGAGACATGCTGCAAACATGGTCATTGGCTTCTGACTCGACTCGTATGCTTGTAGCTAATGCTGCTGGTACTGGTGGACAGAACATTGCTGAGCTATCTAAAGGCGCATCGCCTGAGATTTACGCTTCGGTAGTTGATCTTGTGGACAAATGTATGATTGCTGCTGCGGCTGTGCCAGGCACCTGTGCTGTTGCTACACTCGCCTACTTCCAAGGTGAAGCCGACTATGTAGACGGCACCAGTGAGAACGATTACTACAATGCTGTGCAAACACTGTACAGTGACTATCTCACTGACCTGATGGCATCGTCTAGTCAGACTGCGCCATTCCCTATGTTCATTAGCCAAGCTAACAGTGTCTATGACACGGCTAACGGTATCTGTGCTGTAGGCAACGCACAGATCAGACTTGGCACAGATGGTCTCGCAGCAATCTATCTGATCGGTCCGAACTACGGATACAAGAATGCAGCTAATCATCCGACTAGCGATGGTTACCGCAACCTTGGTGAGAAGATGGCACAGGTAGTGCATAAGGTGCAGGTGTTGCAGCAAGGCTGGAAGCCTTTATACTGTATCAATGCGCAGTTCCGTAGGAAGCATGTGCTGCTGACTATGCATACGCCTGAGCCTCCGTTGCAGGTGCAGCAGACATATGTTGGTACAACGTTGACTACCATCGCTGACTATGGATTTGAAATCTACGATGACGATGGACCTAATCCAATCGTAGCTATCACGTTGTACAACAGCATCATTGACATTGAATGCACTCGTCCATTGCTGACTGCTAAGCATCCGCACGTGCAGTATGCAGGAGTCAACTACGGTGGTGAAGGTAACATCTGTGACAGTGACACAGGTGTGTCGTACTATGCAGACAGTGTTAGTGCTGCACCATATCCTATGTGGAATTGGCTCTGCTCCTTCGACAAACTTATTGTGAACGATGAGTAATACATATAAGCTAATTGCTGGTAGCGCAGCAGAAGCATTCCATCTTAGTCGTAAGAAGATACGACTCTACGGTGGTGGTTTTGCTAATGGCAAGACCACTGCCTTAGTAGCTGATGCGCTGCGCATTGCACGAGACTACCCTGGTGCTACGATGCTCTTAGGCAGAGCATCGTACCCTAAGCTGAATAGTACTCTCCGTAGAGAGTTCTTCAAGTGGTGTCCGCAGCAGTGGATTAAATCCTTCAATAAGCAAGAGAACACTTGCGTACTACGCAATGATACAGTCATTGACTTTCGATACATCGAACAACGCACTAGTGGTGATGGAGAGTCAACGAGTAATCTGCTCTCTGCTAACTACGACTATATCGGCATAGATCAGATCGAGGACCCTGAGATCACTGAGCATGACTTCGAGCAGCTACTCGGTCGTCTACGTGGTAACACAGCATACGCTGGCGATGATGCTACTATGCCGAGGACTGGTCCTCGGTTTATGTCATTGACATGTAACCCAACACTCGGTTGGGTTTACAAGCGTCTAGTGAAGCCATTACATGACTTACGTGCTGGACGGTTCAATCCTGATCTTATCTGTGAAGTAGATAATGAAGGTAGTGCTGTACTGCATAATGGCATGCCTACGCCACTGATCGCTGTCTTTGAAGCATCTACGTATGAGAATGCGCAGAACCTTGAGCCAGATTACATTAAGACGCTAGAGGCAACTTACCGTGGTAAGATGCGTGACCGTTACCTACTCGGTAAATGGGTAGCATTCGATGGCGTCGTCTACGATGAGTTTGAAGAAGATACACATGTCGTACCGCATGATGCATTACTACGTCACGTTGCTGACCTTCGTAAAGAAGGGCACCGACTAAACATTGTCGAAGGCTATGACTTAGGCATCACTGCGCCATCCTGTTACATCCTTGGATTAACTGATGCAATGGGTATTACATACCTGATTGGTGGCTTCTACGAACGTGACATGGGCATTGGTGCACAGGCTGAATTAATTACATCACTGCGCAATGACCTTGCTGGTCCTGAGCTTATCAGTCGTGACACTGATCCAGAAGTGTTAGCTGATCCAGCCATCTTTCGTCGTACGAACGCAGGACAGGTCACAGGATTAACTACTGCTGCAATGTTCTACGACAATGGCATTCGTATGCGCAGAGGCAACAATGCTATCCTCAATGGCATATTGAAGGTGAAGCAGGCACTGCATGTACGCAATACTGTGCTCAATCCATTCACACATGCGTACGGTTGTCCATAACTGTTCGTGAGTGACAACCTTACATGGTTCCGTGATGAAATGACTACATGGCGATGGAAGCGTGGCAAGGATGACGCAGCCATTGATACGCCTGTAGACATGAATAATCATGCCATGGATGCCTTGAAGTATATGTTGACTGACACGCCCCAGGCTGGTACGATCGTAACGAGAATGAAAAGGCCCCTGCCTCCACGACTCCGCATGTGGAATGAGATGGAAGCAGCTACAGTAGATAACAGATCACATAGGTACATGCAATGAGTGATACACTCCCCGCACCGATTGAGCGTGCATTAGATGCTGAGGCACCCATTGCACCAGTTGATGCTGGTGAGCCGATGTATCGCATTGATCCTAACAGCAAAGTGCCTGTTAGTAAACAACATGGTAAGTTGTGGAAGGGTCGCATTGCGTCTGCACGCTCTGCACGTAAAGTGCATGAGGAAGCGTGGGACGAGTCTATCCGTTACTACAACAACAATCAGTTAGATCACCGTGAAGGCCGTGATGGCATGAGCGGTAATCGTTACTACGCAAAGCGTCGTAACACTAAGTGGTCTGAGACTGAGAACATTGTCTACGCTAACGTGCGGGCAATGATGCCTGCACTGTATGCAAAGAATCCTCAAGCAGAGTTCACTACTCCAAATGAGGACATGAAGGAGTTTGTTCAACAGATCGAAGATGTCGTCAATGCACTCGCTAGTCGTAGGACTACGCCAGGATTGAACCTCAAAGTCCATGCTAAGCAAGCGGTTCTCGCTGCTGAGCTATGCAACCTTGGTTGGATCGAGTGTGGCTACACTCTACGTGAACAGTCTATCCTCGCGGCGCAGGATGACATTGTACGTCTATCGAATGAGCTAGTTGCTGCTAAAGACACTAAGGCTATCCGTGAAGCAGAAGGTGCCCTTCTCGCATTGGAGGAAGAATTAGATGTTCTTACGCCACCGGGACCGTTTGTCAAGTATCGTACACCGCAGGATGTACTCGTCGATGCGGATGCGTCGTTGCCAGATCACAGTGATGCGAAATGGATGGCTGTACGTGAGATTTACCCCACTGCGTACCTGAATGCACGGTACGGTAAGAAGGGCGACAATGAACAAGTCATGTCATTGTATGAGCCTACGCATGTGCTACTAGGCAATGCTGCTAATGACGATGACATTAAGAACTTTAAGCTGTTCGAGACAGAAGCTGCTGCGCATCAGTACGGTTACGATAACAAAGCACAGCTTGATAAAGCACAGCGCACCATGTGCTGGCGCATCTGGGACCGTGTAACACGGCGTGTGTATCTGTACGCAGATAACCGTTGGGACTGGCCCATCTGGGCAGAGAATGATCCTTACTTACTGCCAGGCTTCTTCCCTCTCACTCCGTTTGTGTTCAACACTACCGTTGTTGGTGCTTTAGCACACAGCAATGTCACGTACTACCTCGATCAGCAAGATGCGATCAATGAGATACACGATGAATACCGTCGTGCTAGGCAGGACGTGCGTGAGAACGTGTTGTATAACAATAAGTTCAATCGTGACTCTGTGCAGTCATGGCTGACTGGCAGTGGGCCACATGCTGTAGGCGTTGACGTACCGGATGGCAGCAGCATCCGTGAGATGATCCTAGAGAAGCCTAACAGTATGTTAAAGGCTATGCAGCTATTCGATCTGCAACGTCCATTCCAATCCATTGATCGTGTCAGTGGTGTCTCTGACGTTATGCGTAACGTACAGTTCAAGACGAACACGACGAACAAGGCTATTGAGAACTACAATAGTGGTACCGCACTACGGTTAGATGAGAAGATCGACGCAATCGAAGATGCGCTCGGTGCTGTGCTGTACAACATCGGTTATCTCTGTGCACAGTTCATGGAAGCTGATGCAGTCAAAGCACTGATCGGTGCTGAACGCTCTGAGGACTGGCAGCCGCGTACTCCGATGGAGTTACGTGACATGTTCCAATGCCAGACCGTAGGCGGTTCTACACAGAAGCCGACTAGTGCTGGCAAGAAAGCACAGGCATTGGAAATGTCTGAGATACTTGGTAAGCTGGCACAGTTCGCACCTAGCGTTGTCATTGAGACAATCCTTACTATCCTCGAAGATGCGTTCGATGAACTCAATCTGCCCGCAGATGCGTTCGAGCGTATGCGTGAGGAAGTAGTCATTGCAATGCAGCGTGGTAATAGCACGCAAGGTGCTGGCAGCACGTCACCGGAAGGTGAAGATGTAACAGGAGCAGCGGCTGCACCTAGCGGTGGCGCTGATTTAGAACAACTGGCTGCAATGATCGACGCATTGCC